GTTGCCAACGTAGCCGATATTGGGACGGTGAGCCTCGCTCAACCATTAGGTGACCAAGTCATATCTATATTAAAGAGACATCCTGCATTAAAAGGAGCTTATACAGATGATCATACTTATTGCGCTAAAAGGTTATCAGACGACAAAACGAGAAATGTACAACGTCGGTTTTACTCTACCGATATGAACCAATCTACGGACACATTAAAGAAAGAAGTTGTGTATGCAGTTGTGGATGGCATAGCCGAAGCACTCAATTGGACTGTACAACAAAAGGAGCGGGCAATGCGAACAGTGAGGCCAATGGATTTGTACGATGACAAAGAATGTCTACTCGGACAAAACATAAATGGAACACTATTGGGATTGCCACTTAGCTTCGCTATACTCTGCTTAGTACACTTATACTGTGTCGAGGCCATGTCTCTTCATGGAATAAGACGCACTGTAGTGTATGGAGACGATATGGCTACCTTTGCAACTGGTAAAGACTGGGACCTCTATGTTCAGAGGTGCAATAATGTCGGTTTTACATTGAACAAGAGCAAAACTCATATTTCAGACTATGGATTCACGTTTTGCGGAAAGATCTATAAATTATTCGGAGAGCACGTCAATTGGATTCGCGCTTCAAAATTATCAATCGTTACTGGGGCTTCTGGAACAGGGAAGAACTGGGAACAAATCTTATCACAACATGCACAGGCATCTCACTTAATGCCTCCTTGGCAAGCATCAAGAATTAAGGACAAATGGGCGCGCTCGCAACATCGAGTTGCGCTCACGTTTTCGCGTAACCAGATACCATTCTGTGGCCATATTGAAAATGGCGGTCTTGGATTCAAGGGCAAGCTAACGAGCAAACAAAGGAAAATTGCTATACTGCGTGGCTTTACAGATCAACAGAGACCTTATGGTTGGATCTGGGATACTAGACGCATGGCGCCCCATATTAAGAGAGCAGCTGTACAAGTGTATAAAGATTTTGACCAATTCCATTCTAAAGTCAAGAAAGTGCCTAAGGGACCTCACGTGAAAACGGATGAGTTTTTAACTTATCTACTCATATCAGGTGTTCACATGGCAGCATCTAGCGTGACGAACTATAAGTTCATTAAAGAATCCAGAAAAGGGCCTAACCAAGTAGCTAGGAAAATCCGAAATAAATCTAACGAAATTGTTAAATTGTATGATGAAAATACTTTACTTTTATCGTTACCCACATCGCCAAGTGCAAGACATGTCAGCAATGCTCTGAACAGTCTCAAGCACAATGAACGCTTTGATGTAGGGGAAGTTGAGGCAGTCCTCAATTCACTTCCTTCGAGACACACGTTGGATGACCGTATTGTGCCTAATTTCAAACTGGATCGATTCCTTTATAACTATGAGAATCG